CGTACTTGGCTAGTACGCGCAAAATCGGCACGTGGTTGTAATTGTGCTGATACCCTTTATAGGTACCTATTACGTCTATGTCTCTAAGCAGTTTTGTTGCAAAACCCATCTTCGGGGCCAATCTGCCTATCTTAGCTCCCAAAACTCTTTTTCCACCCTCAACGGGCCAAAATAGACCAGAACAAAATTCGGCTTGAGCGAGTATTGTTGTAACCTTCATCTTAGGTACAAACCCGAACTTTCGAATTTCGTCTGCGTAAACTTTGGAAAAGTTTGGTCGCAATAGAGAACTGCGCACAATCAGAAACATGTCGTCACCCAGCACTATGACTCTGTACTCCATTATCTTTAGAACTACTTCTAAAATGAAAGCACAAGTTGTGCCTGTCAACAAACTGTTTCCACATGACGTATTTGGATCTCCTGATTTCTTACCAAATTCAACCTGGTATTTTAGACCAAAACGTGAAGTTCCACTAGTATACTTTTGTGCCTTAAAAGTCCTATATGCATCTTCACAATGTTCTATACCTGCTGTTTTGTATATGATTTTCTCTGTGGTGTAGCTACCTCTCTGCTGCGTGCAATCGAATCTAGACATGTCACACTCCACGAAGGATACCTCTCCTTCGCCTCCCATGTCATTTATCGACTTCACACACCAATCGCCTAATTGTTCTGCAGTCATGCCCGAAGCATAACAAACCCTATTCTGATAGTTCCAAGCCTTTTTCAATCTTTTATTGTAACTACCGAACCAGGGACCTGCCGCAACATTGGCCTTATGGGTGGCCGCCTGTATTGCTCGAACGTCGAAATCTTCTGTACCGTCTATCGTCGACTTGTTGTACTTTTCAATCTTCGTGAACATTTTACGGACAAAATCACCATCGTCCAACCCCTGAGATCCAATCTCGTCACGTGCCCTCACGTGCTCCTTCTGCCGTCCAGGAGGGAATCCAGAGTTCCAATCATCAAATTCTAATGGCTCTACGGGGCCGTCTCTACTAATTTTCTTCAATGATGTTGGAACTTTTGAACTGGAGTCCAACCACTGCCAAAGTTTCCTCCACTGAGCGATATCTTCTTTTTCGATAGTCTTACATATCCTATTGGCTATTGCTATATGTTCGTGCTCTTTTGTGTTCTCTGGCACAACCGGAATATGGTCTGAAAATCCCAAACCTATCTGGTGTGTGCGTCCTTTGCGTGGTTGCTTTGTGTCAAACGCGTCTTTTATCACTGCCTTGTTTCTTAGTGGTTCGAATTCACGATCCACCTCAACACGCACGTACGATCTACCTGGGTTGACGTACGCACTCGATCTTATTGACGACGCGCCATTAGCGTTGTTGTACCTATCCACTGGGTCCTCTTGACCCTCAC